TCACGACAATCTAAAGAATATCCTTGAGTTAAAGCACACGGCATAATTATTTTTCTTTAAAGTGTTAAAATTAGGGGAGTCGCATCCAAGCGATACTCCCCGAACTTATTTGTAAGATTATTAAGCTAAGATGAAATCAACCATCTCATCAGGGAATGCAAATTGCACACCGAACTTAAACGCTGCCATGAACTTAATGTTCATTGCATAAGGGTCATGCAATAATTCAAATTGCTCTTCTTCGTTCAATAAGTCAGTACCGATGAACAAGTTAGAAATACGACCAGCATATATCTTAGAAGTTCCGTTCAATCCTTGAACTGCGATAACCTTGATAGTTGTACCTGGCAAAGTTAATTCTCCAGTTGCTTGACCATCAAAAGTATAATTAAATAAATTTGAATTTTTTAATGCGATAGTGTAAGTACGGAAAACATCGTTTCCTACAAAAATAGCAACGTCATCCTTGTCAACAATTTGCGCTGGGATAGCCTTGTAAACTGCATCTAAAACTGCAACAACTACACCACTTGTAATACCAGCAGAAGCAGCCAAAGCAGTTCCGTAATAAGTAGTTGTATTCGCGTGGATAACTGAAGCCGAAGCGGCAGCAACTAACTTAGCAAAACCATCAAACTTATTCAAGTTACCATTTGCAGATGCAGTATCTCCAGTCCAAATCGCAGTTTCTAACTGAGAAGAAATACGAGATGCTTTCTTAGAAGTATAATCAGCAGCGAATGCGATTGAATCATACATTGAACCAGCAGATAATGCTTTTTGTAAGTACTTAGACTCTAATCCTTTTGGACAAAGTGCCTCTTGTACTTTAATTTTACCAACCGTTACACTACGCTGAGTGAAAGTAGTTGTACCTGATGCGTTGAAACCGCAATCGCTATCATCTTGAAAGAAAGCATCAGTATCCATGATACCAATTTTCTCTGAAGATTTTACTCCAACTAAAACGTTTCCTTGAGATTTAATCAAAGTAGCAGTTTTAGAGCCAAGAACTGAAGATGTTACTAATAAAGCTTCGTTTTCTTTGGCGTAATCCGTTAATGTACTTACAACAAATGCCATAATTTTTGTTTTTTAAAATTTTTAATTTAAAGTTTTAACTCTTTGTAAGAATCGCTCTATCTTGTCGGCCTTTGGCTCAAGGATTCTAAAATTGTTTTTTGGATTTTGGATAGGATCAGCAACTGGAGTCTTAGAAAATCCTTCCAATACGCTTAACATTTCACTAAATCCTTGATTAAATTTGCTTTCTAATTCTCCTAACTTGCTTTTTAATGCCTCATTCTCGGCTTGCAAGTAAGTGATAGTAGCATTCATTTCATCAAATTGAGAATCCACTTCCATTTCCATAGGAGCTTCTTCTGAAGTTGGTGCTTCGGCTTGAGGAGTTTCAATTCCTTCAACCTTACCGCCAACAACGGTCATCATAGTACCATCAGCTAATTCATACTCGCCATCGGGAGCAGAAACTGAGTTACCTGAATCGTCAACAAGCATAGCATCTGCGCCAATCTCTAATGCTGATAAATCGATTTTAGAACCATCTTTAAGGTCGTAAGTTTCGAATACCAATTGAGTCGCTGGCTCAGGTGCAATTTCTTCAGTTTGTTGAACGGAATTATCCGCTAACATAACTTTAATTTTTTCAATTGCTTCTGAAACGTTCATAAATTGTTTTACTATTGTTTGATTATAAATACTGATTAATTAATACTTTATCATTTAGACTTGTTCTAAAATCGAACATATCTCCGACCATAGCGATTCTTCAACGCTCATAGGTTGCTTTTCTTTCTTGTAATTAAATATGCCTTCAACACTAAATCCTTTAAATTCTCCCGATTTAATCTTATTCCAAACTGATTCATTTTCAACTTTAAAGCTACCAAACCAAGACCCTTCGGGCGCATCCTCAAATCCTTTCATTGCCATAACTCCCCGTGATGAATCTACAATAAACGATTCATACATCGTTACCCCTTCAACTGCCAAAGCCTCATCGTGCATCAAGTTTACGTTTGACTGATAACCTTTCTTAAAAAACTTTTGTGCTATTTTCTCAATCGTATCTTTAGTAAACGTAACATAGTACTCGCCATTTTGGTCGTTCCTATAAATAGGAGTATCCGCTAACATTAAAGCGCCTGAAACGATTCTTCTATCTTCGGACTGAATAACAAATTTACTTTTATCTTCTTTAAACTTTAGGAAATCTCTTTCAATTGCTGGTCTATCTACCAAAGCAACAAAGTCAACTTCAACATCGTCATTTAAATCGTCACTAATTTCAAGTTGGTAAATTGGTAATTTCATATTATTTGTTTTTAAATTCTTGCAGAGTTTTCAATTCTCCTTATTCTTTTTTGACTTCCCGTAATATCTGATTCGACAACGTATGCTCTTGCAGCTACATTTCCTATTGCATTTAAAGAAGTTGCATCTAATGAAGTCGGAGCGTTAGGAGTAAAACTTGGAGGTACTGGAGCTGCCGATAATCTTGCACCGCCTCCGCCTCCACTTGTATCGCTAACTCCAGGCATACTTGGTAATGGAGTATTGATAATTGAATTGACACTTAATAAACCTTGAGCAATAGTTGCTGCCGCTGCAATAAAACTAAATGGCGGAGGCAAAGTAGATAATGCTTGAGTCGCTCCAACATAAGTATTAATTGTAGCATCTGCAATACCTAAAGCCTTACCAGCAACCGTTCCTTCTCCAGCTAATTGCATACCAGTGCGAAGAGCATTACTTAAAATACCTATTTTTTGCTCTTGTGTTATTGATGTAATCTTAATTTCATTTTCTGCATTTTGCTTTAATGATTTATCTAATGCACTTGAAATTAATTTATTAGTCTTATTTGTTTCAGCAATTTCTTTATCTGCTTCCTTTTGTTTTTGTTCAAATATTTTTTCAATTGTTTTTTTGTCTTCTTCAGTTATTTTATCTCTTTCTTTTTTAAAAAGAGAAAATCTTTCTTCATCATATTTTTTTGTAATGAATATTTTTGCTTTTTCATTATCATCAAATAAAATTAAATCTGAATCAAATTGTTCTTTTAAATTAGCTAATTTTTGTTCATATTCAGAACTACCAACTTTCCCAATTTCAAATATTCTTTTAATTCTTTGATTCTCATTTTCAATTTCTTTATCAATTCTTTCGTTTTGCTTTCTTAAATATTCATCATCGCCTTTCTTTTGAGTTGATAAAACTGATTTTTTATAATTGCCTTCAATAACAATTAACTCATTTTTAGAATCGGCTAATTGCTTAGTTTCCTCAGTTGACAATCTTATGCCATTACGTTTCTTAGCCTCAAGTACATTGATGTCTTCAGATGCTATTTGCTTTCGCTTATTAGACAAATCCCTTTCAGATGCGCCTTGTGATTCAAGAACTTTTAATTCTCTTTCATATTGCTCTTTACGATTCTTTGAATTTTTAGCATATAATTCTAATCCTCTATCTACTTCAGAAGTTATTCCAACAAAATCGGTAACCTTATCAACTATTTTACCAATTGTATTACCTAATGCTGATAAACCTGGAACTAATTTTAGTACCGCATCTCTTACTTTGTCAAAATTTGCAATCAATAAACCCAATCCAATTGCTAATGCACCAATTCCCGAAGCAATTAAAGCACCTCTTAACGTAGTAAATGCTTGTAAAACTTGCGTTTTAATTACTAATGCTAAGTTTTTAAATCCATCGATTGAGCCTAATATTGTATTTAAGCCTTCAGAAAATGCTAATGCACCTTGTACTTTAAGTAATTGCTTTTGAACGTTTTCAGATTCGACTCCAAATAAAGCTAAAGCACCTTGCGCTCCAGCAAATGCTCCAGCAACTCCTTGAATAGATTGACCAAATGCTTTAAATTTAGCATCAGGATTAAACGCATCGATGGTTGCTCTTGCATCTCCAATACGGTCTTTTAATTCAGCTGCCCTTTTGGCTGCATTAGCTATTTCCTTAGCAGATGCGCCAGCAGTATTTTGTAAACGTGCTAATTCTTGTACGGATTCCCTTAATTGACTTCGTAAACTTCTCGTGTCCGCTACTAAATCAATACCAACCTTTGCGTTTTCAGCCATTTCTTAACTTGGATAAAATAATTCAATTACTCTCAACAATTCACATTTGGTTGTTTGCGAAATATTCGGGTTAAAATCAATGACTTTATTTAATCGCCATAATGCTCCATCAATATAAATCAATTGAGCAAAATCAAGAGAATAAATATCTTGTATGGTCAAATATAAATAGCAAGTTAGAAGCTTACTATCTTTGTTTATTATTTCAGCTAAATATTCATCCCACCAAGCATTAAATAAATTAGCCGTAGGATATGGATTTGATAAACTAAAATAAACTTCATTTGGCACTCCAAAATTAATATCTAATGTTGGCTCTAATGGATCATCTAAATGCCCAGCATACCCAAAGTTTGTTAATCCCGTTGTTAAATTACCTTCTCCAGTAGAGGATTCTTGTTTTATTGCCCAAGAAGTTGTTGTTGCGTTTTTAAATAACATAATACGAATGTTATTATCTTTTCTTTCTTGAACTCCGCTTGTTGCTTTAAATAAATTTGCCCTTAATTTTGTATCGGTAGCATCTTTAGTAATAATACTGGAACTAAAAATTACTTTTACTTCGCTTCTATCTTCGGCAAATTGGAAGCCAGTATCTTCTTTCCTATCTCCATAAGATTCATTATATTTTTTAAAATAAATTTCATTATAATAGTCATCATCTTCGGTATAAACATAATCGTAATACCTTGAATTTAATTCTGACATTGGTTTAATAGAAATTTCCTTTGAATAGTCTACTTTATTTGACCAATCAATTGAATCGGCAATAGGGTCAGAAAGTAAAAGTAATCCCGTAGCATCTCCCGTTTCTCCATGAAGCAATAATTCGCCAACATCATTTACTTTTAAGAATCCAGCACCTCGCCTATAAAATTCAATATAAGGTTCAATTAATAAATGAGTTGTTATTTTCGGGTCTTCATAAACGTACAAATTAAACATCCTACATATTGAAGCAAAGAAGTCTTTTTGTTGTATTCCTTTTGGAAGCAAATGACCCATTACTAAATTTGAATTTCTAATTGCGTTTGCAGATTGAGCATAATCGGCTACAAACTCTAAAAATAAATTGGGGTCTAAAGTAACATACGTTTCACTTGCAGTAAAATTTGCATCGACATTAATAATATCTCCAACACCTAATAAAGTTGATATAAGCCAATCAATTTCAAATACTTGATTATCGGTAATCGAAGTAAAGGTTTCCGTGTATAATAAAGTTGCTGATTGATAAACGGAAAGAGTAAATGTACCGATTCTTGATAACGATATTTGGCCGTAAAGTCTTATTTTGCCAAGTGCTGAACCTGATCCAGCAAATGTAAAGGATTGATTTGTCCCATCTTTTGTAAAATTTACTAAATTGGTTATTGTATTAAATGCCAAAGTACCTCCAGCACTTGTACTTGAACCACTATCTAAAGCATTATTACCATAAACCAATAATAAATCCTTTGTTAATTGCTCAAGGTTTGCCTTATTATTTGGAATAATTAAACTCTTAAAAAATGGAGTATCAAAAAATGCAGAAGTATACGTGTAATCTGAATTTATAATTATTTTATCTATTATTTCGTGTACAAAAAATGCTGGTCTAAAAGCATTTAAATGCCAATGGTGACCCGAATTATTAGCTGGATGCCTACATAATCCATAATCAATTAAAGGATATACAATACCTAATCCACTTGCAACACCCGAAGCACTCCAAGAATTAACTACATTGGTTTCATTCCAAGCTTGATTATACTGATTAAAGTCAGTCATATCCTCAAGCAATTTATTACCGATTGCGGAGGCAAAACCACCTAACTCTCCAAAAACAACACATTGATATTCAATGACTCCGTTCTGAATCGTTATCTCCAAAAGGCGAAGAACTCCCTTAAATACTTGTATCTTATTAACAAATATCTGACAATTTGCTTGTCGTGTCGGGTCGAAATTATTATTAACATTAATCGTATTACCGTTGATATCAGTTGTACTAATATTACCACTGGTAAAATTATAAATATGACCAAAAATCTTGTTATTATTAGCGTTGCCAGGTACATTAATCGTTTTCGAATAGTTAGTATTCCTCGCTGAAAAGTCTTTAATGTCATCTATTGCGTAGTTTAATTCTGCTCCTAAATCCTCAAATAAATCAAGTCGTTGTTGTTCAACTATTATTTCGGTTATCATTATCTAAATTGGCTAAATTGTTTTTGACCTAAATCAAATTGAAGTTGGTAGTTAAATAATTTATCTGAAGTACTTGTTTTTTCTTGATAGTTAGTATCCTTCATAACGATTGGATAATAATCGCTAACTCCTCCATTAATGATATGTAAATAAACCTCATTAGAAGCAAGCAACTCAGCGCCAAGCGCATAATCTATTGCCGATAGATAATCACTGGTTACAAGGTAACTCCAATCGATTTGAGTGGCTAATGCTTGCACTCCACCATAATGAACTCCCGAACTTGACTTATGAGCCATTGTAATTCCGCTCCTTTGATATTCAGCAGTTTGATAAGTCGTTCTTTTAAAATTCTTTTGTTGGCGATTAAGTAACCTAAAACCAAAAGTGTCATATCCTCCGAATTGATTTTGAAATACTAAATTAACGGCAGTAAATCTTGGCGCACATACTTGCTTCATTATCATTGTATCTGAGCCAATCGTTACTTTGTATCCGTAGGTTGCATCGGTAATAAATGAAGTCCCTAAATAAGTATTAATTGCGCTTGGACTTAAATCCAAAAGCAAAGATGAAAGGCTTGATAATGTTGCTCCCGTAGATGGACTTCCGCTATTGCTTCCATCCTCATTTATCTTTTGAATCGTTGCCGTTACTGCTGATAAGTTGGCATTGAAATAGGTAATGTAAAACTTTTCGCCATTTATTACCTCGCCAGCAGTTCTATCTCTTGTCGTTAAAAACTTATTTGCATAAGTAGAAATAGAAGTTCTAAAAGGATTTAAAGAATAGTTCCATCCTTTGGCAGTTGCTGAAGTTCTAAAAATAAGTTCTTGCCCAACCCATTCTTCTCCCAAATTTATTGTGTAGTCAACGAATAAGAATGAACCAGCGAAGTGTAAGAGTGAACTTCCTGATGGGTTAAAACCGCTTGCAAGATAATTTCTGACAATGGGAGCGACATCAAGTACACCATATCCCCCTGAGTCGGGATAATTTTTAAGTGTGGCGATGTCTGCTCCACCAATTTGTATTTTAAATACATATTTAAAAGAAGATTGTGAATAATTGCTTGAAGAAACTATATGCCATAAACTATCGTGAGCCGATGTATATGATGCTGGTACTAATTCGCTTGCGTATGCCATTATTTCTTAAATGTTTGTGTAATCGTTAATGCTATATCTTGTCCTAATGCTTGTGCTAATTTTGCTTGAAATTCTTGTCCAAATGCTTTATCCAAATTATCTTCAAAAAATCCTACTCGGCCTATTCCTTTCTTCTTAATATTCTTTGCAGTATTGGTCGCTAATTGCCTTAATTTAATTTTAGGGTCAGCAACGTTGGCAATCGTTTTTCTTTTTATTTGTAACGGACTTAATCCCTTTCGTTGGTCTTCTGTTCTAATATAATTCTTATGCCTTAAATACCATTGAAGAATTGCCTCCACCATATTTTTAGAAACGCTTAACGTTCTAAATTTATAAGGCGAATTTGGTTGACCGCTTTTTATTCCTTTTACTCCTTTATTTTGAAAATCATAATATTCTGATGCTGGGTTTGTTTTATCATATCCAATAGTCAAAGAATATTTATTTCCCGATTTCTCAGTAAATGAAAAGTCAATATCATTTAAGTTTCCTTTATCAATTTTTTTCTTTTGATTAATTCTTTGTTTGGCTAATCCAATAAATTTTTCAGCAGCATCTTTCATGACCTTTTCAACTGCATTTAATTTAAATGCACCTTGCCTTTCTATTCCACCTACATCAAAATTTTCCCCTAATGATTCTTGTGCTTTAAGAATGCTTGCCATATATCTTTTTCATTTGCTCTGCATCAAAGCTATTCTTAGCCTTAATATAACTTAAATCATTTAATGCTTGAATCGTTGGCAATTCAAAAGCATCTGCTAAATTTATTCTTTCGTGTTCGGCAATGATGGTAGCCTGGTAAATCCATCCATAACGTTGCATAAAGCCATTATCGTTATCTCTGCTTCTAACTTCTCCATTCCGTTCTTGATCAACTCCTCTTTCAAATAATCCTTTAAACTCGTTATCGACTCGCTGAATACTTGACAAAAAAAAACCACACTCCCATAAACTGATTCAAAGCTTGCCGATAATAAGTCCTCAGCATATTCCTCATGCTTGCTTGCATCGTACTTGGCTACTTTCCAACCTCTCCAGGTCAACTTCATAGGCATAACCATCGAAGCTGCTATCTTATGCAAATTGTTTATAATATCATCCCCAAAGAATTTAGTTTCTAAATACCTTGAATAAGGGATATTCCTAATATCATAAACGCACCTATATCTTTTTTTACCAATCTTAATAATATCGTTTGGCTTTGGTATGGGTGCTGACTCGGTAATAAATGTAATCTTTTTTAACTGCTCATTTAATTCCTTAATACTTAAAGAATCAATTTGCGTTTCAGTTTGATAAGTTAAAATCTCTAATGACTTTACTGCAATATCTAATTCGGTCAAACCTTCTCTTTTTACAAGCAAGTTTTGAATTTGTTGCCATTGCCATACCGTGACATCTTTCCAGTTCATATTTATAAATAGCTAATTAAACAAAGTTGTATCTGCCCGTTCCTGACTTAAAATCAAACTTGCGCCATGCTAATGCTAAAGCACATACGCAGTCATCCGTAAACCCAGTCGGTGCAGAATACTTTACTCCGTGTGATGTATATTGATATTCAAAAACTTCTAATTCATTTTTAATCATTCCTTCAGGATAATGCACCCGTTCCTGATGTATTGCCACTTGAAGTCCAAGCATTAATTCTTGCTTACTTTGTGATGTAAATTTAAACCCTTCTATGTCCATTCCTTCCCTTTGTAATTGCTCGACTATCGGATCGCCTACCCCAGTACTATCAATTAACATCGGTGCTTTTTGACAATTGCGTAAAATGTTCTGAGTTGATGCCCAATCCTTCTGAAATCGGTCATAATAAGCCACATTGCCACTATTATCTAAACCAATTATTACCGTCCAATCTGAGTACTTTGCCAAATCTACTCCGTAACATTTAACAATATTGGTAGAAATGTCCGATGTACACTTACGAATTGCCTCGCTTCCAAATGGATTCGCAGCGTTCTCAGCTGGGTTAGCCATGTACTCTTGTTCAAATACTACGTTTGGCAGTTCCTTTTTAGCTGAATCAATCTCAGATGTAAGAATAAATGGATTATCATAGGTACTAAACTTAAAACTTTCCCAATCTGAACTGGCATTTATACCATTTAAAAACAAAGAATAGAAGTAATTCTTGCCTCTTGGAGTGGATAAGAATATTGCCTTGCCTTGATAATCGGTAAGCGTTGGTCTTATTGAGTTTTGCCACCCACTTTCTAAGTCAGGAATATACGAAGCTTCATCGATAATGGCGTAGTGAAACTTTAAACCACGAAGATTATCCAATCGCTCTCCAGTAAAGAATCGAATCTCGCCTCCGCTAATAAGTTTAAAAGTTAGATCGCTACGGTTTGGAACTGCAATATTACTCGGCATAAGCCTGGCAAGTTCATCAAAGAATACTTTGGCAAGTTGATAAGTAGGAGTAATGTATGCAACTCGTTTTCCTTGCATAGCTTCAATACAAGTTATGACCTGGCATATAAGTGATTTGCCCCATCGCCTACCCGACATGAGTACTTTAAACCTTGCTTTAGATTCTAATACTTTAGCTTGGTTCTTGTGTGGTTTCGGGAGTACTATGTTCGTTTGCAAAACTTATAATTACTTCTTGTTTCTCCTCGTTCTTCGCTCTGTCAGTCCATCCTAAAAGATTCTTTGCATAGAAAATACCTTTGCCTTCATTAGCCACGACATCCGCAGCTAACGCTCTAAATAATTCATCAATCTGCTTGGTTATTTTATAGCAAGGATGATCTTCTCTATTAAGAACTTCGTAATAAGTCGCCCTACTATAAAATTCAAATCCTTGTCTTGGTAGCCATATCAATAAAAAGAAACTAATCGTTGGTAGATGGCGCTCTCTTATTATCTTAACTCCAGCGCCAGTTGCCACCTCCTTAGTTGAGTTAAGGCAATAGTCAATATATTCATCTGCCCATTCAAGCAATCTCTCCTGGTCAATATCTTTAGGAAGTCTTGGCATTATTTTTTAAATAAAAGTGACCACTCGGTCGGTAATGTTAATTTCTTTTCTAAGCTAAATCCGAATTGAACAAAGAACTCAATCCATTTTTCTTCTGATTTTATATTGATATGACCCCAAGCCTCATCTTGTTCAGAAGTTGTATAATATGGAGTTGAAGAAAATAAAAAATATTGGCAATTGATATTGTTTAAATAATCCTTGATTTGCTCATCGGTTAAATGCTCCATTACTTCAATGCTAACAACCATTTGACAATGGTCGGGATAATCAGTAATTTCGTGTAATATAACTCCTCTTTTATAAGCAAATTCTTGATGATATTTATTAGGCTCAATGCCATAATAATTAACTCCTTTCTTTTGCAAGCATTCTCCAAGCGTACCCATGCCAGCACCTATCTCGATTATGTCTTTAGCATATTCGATAATTATGTCAGCCGTTGCATCCATCAAATTATAATAATCAGGATTCTCAGGA